CCTTAACTTAATAAATCTGTGGTCATACCTACAATCATTACACAGGCTATATTCTGTGAAGTCAAAAGGTTCACCGCATTGTTCGCAAATAGATAGTTTCATAAAAAGAAAAAGCCCAACCGCGGAGAGAGTGCAGTCAGGCTTTTGTGGGATTACATTATTAACGGACAGGAGTTGTCCACATAGGCGTTATTATAGCATACTTTCCTGTTTCTGTTCAACAAGATTATTGTGTATTCTATCACTTGCTATTTTAAAGTAATTATCGTCTTTCTCTATACCTATGAAGTTCCTGTTAAGGTTATGACAAGCTACCCCTGTAGTTCCTGAACCCATAGTAAAGTCTAATACTGTTTCACCTTCGTTGGTGTATGTTTTGATTAGGTACTCCATTAGGGGAACAGGCTTTTGAGTTGGGTGAATGGGCTTACCTTCTGATGCAAATTTTAATACATCAGTTGGGTAATTTTCTAATTGTTGCTCATATTCATTGCTTGACAATTCAGACCAATTATTACCGCTAGAAGCTCTCTTATTTATTTTATTACAAGTATTTACTCCTTGAGGATTATAAGTTCTTCTAATCTTAGTTTGTTTCAAGCATGGTAAATCATCATTCGTTATATTTAATAGTGATAAAATTATAGAAAGTTTTTCTCCATTTGGAAGCACATTAGCCCAGCTGCTTGACGTTCTAAAATAACCAGAAGCTTCAAATCCACATTTTTTATTAAATTGCTTCATTGAAATCCCAAGTAATAAAAAATTACGGTAAAGTTCTTTTTTATATTTAGCAATTTCATCAATAGACACCCTATTGTTTATTGTTACCATTGTAGAAAAAACCAATATATCCTCTAATGACCTTAATGGTGCAAAGTTAGCCCTCTGAAAACCAGTAGGACGGCTTTTAACCCATCCATATCTATGGCTAAAACCTATCAAATTACTTACCAACAATACACTTGTAAATGGCTGACTTCCAAATAATACTATTGCACCATTATCTTTAATAACCCTATTTAGTTCTTTCCACATAGGTTCAAAAGGAATAACAGCATCCCATTTACAAGCAGTCGTTCCGTATGGTGGGTCTGTGATAATTGCATCTATGCTTTTATCAGGTATATCTTTCATTAGTTCTAAACAATCACCATGCAATAGATTAAGCATTTATCCTTCTCGCAGCCATAGTAATTAGATTGTCAAATGCTAGTTCTAGCTTGTATGGATAGGCTAATGGCTTCTTAGCGTCTAGGTATCTAGCATATATAGCGTCTTGTTGTTCTTTAGGTAAGCTATGGATAATAGCGTCTATGGTGCGTATGTTAGCCATATCTTGAGCTGAACACATTTCCTCAAATACTTCGCTAGTTGACTCTCCCCCTGAAGAGAGTCCTATGCTTTTAGATGGATAACCTAGCTTATGATTATCAGATTTCATCCACAAACTCCAGTCTTGCATAATAGATAATAAGCGTTCCATACTAATCATATCTTGTTAGCGTATATGCTACGCTTTCTCCATAAGTTTCTTGTGTAGTTTTATGTTGTAGATTATGTTTAGCGTCATCTGCGTTATAAGTTGTTACGCCTTTTATCTGCTCATCTGTAAAGTTTACTGTATGTCCAAATATAGTTTGTAATGGATGTGGCTGTGGAACGTAATAGTGCATTAGCCTATTTTGGTTATCTTTATAAGCATGAATAACATTTGCATCCCTCATCTCTACAAGTATGTTCTTTGTAATAGGATAGTTAGATTGTATATGTGCTGCTATGTCGTTTATGGTTCGTGGTTCTGTAAGATAAGCTAATATCTTTTCTTTCACGATACATCTTTCACTTTGCAATGGTATTTCCTTTTCTCATCTTGATGCCATCCATGAACATGAATAGTCCAACCTGCCTCACGAACAGCATTTACATTTTCATGGTTAGCTATTTTTTTACATCTTGCATTAAGATTGGACGCTGTGGTTGTTTGAACTGCTAATACTTCTTTACCCTTTAAAGCTAAAAGGTCTATAAATCCAAAAAGGTCTTGTCTTATTCTAGCAAAAGCGTTCCAATGCTCAACAATTGCTACTGTATATCCTTCTTCTTTTAATTTAGCTAAACTTAATTGAGTCGGTGATTTACTTGCCATCAAATTGGCTTTCGTTAGGTTTAGATGTGCCTTCCCATAATCTTTCTAATTCACCTGTAGACTTGTTGAGTTCGTATTCAGCTAAATGTGGTGATGTATCAGCATCTTTCTTTTTCTTGCCAAATATCTTATCAAAGTTTTCGTCAAATACAGCTCTATCTGTAAACGGTCTTGGTGCGCTTCCTTTTCCCATTATATTATTCCTATCATTTCATGTTCCCAAAGATATTGCATTGTAGTAACGTAAGCTCTATTCCACATGTCACGTCTTTCTTCTTTTGTTAATTCTTTACCCATGTCTAGTGTGTAATGGCATTCATAGCACAATGCGGCACATAACGCATCTGATACTTTGATACCCATGCCCTTTCCCTCGTTCCTATGAGCAGCACAAACTGTTTCAGACATGATACCACAATGTTGACAAGGTAGCTGTCTTAAAAGTTGAGTTAGTTTTTGATTACGATATATCACTAAAAGTCCCAACCCCAACCCATAGTCTGCGCCCATACTTCTATCTGTTGCTGGTATTCTGTCATCTCACTTGTGGTTAATTTAGTTGTTGACTTTATAAGCTCTACAGGCATACCTGCTATTTCAGTTTGGTATCTCAGAAATTTGAAGCCACACAATTCATGGATGCTGTCTTTCTCAATGCCAAGGTGTTGACTTAAACTTGTGTATAGTTCCCATAGCCTTTCGTTTTGCTCAAGACTACGGTTAAGTTTAGCATCTGTTACTGTTACACGCCAGCGTTTAGTAAAGTCAAGAGTTTTTAGCTTCTCTATAAGCTGGGGTAAGTTGTCTTTGGTTAATGCCCACTTTATCATCTCTCCATCCTTTCGTTTTAAATACTTGTCCGTCTTTAGAAGTTGCCTTGTATTGTATATCTTTACCAAATACTTTTTTACATTCTTTTATGAAGTCGTTAATTGTCATCTTGAACTCTCCGTATATCTTAAACCTTTTTTATCAAACCAAAAAGACCATTTGCCTTCTACAGGATAATTACGTTGTTTCTGTAAATATACCAAACAGTCTGGTATCTTTTTTAATTCATCTTCAGTCTTGTTATTTTCTGCTACATCTAATTCTTTTTTCTTGTTACGCCAAACACAAATAATATTATCGCATAAATTACGAATATGTGAAGAGCCTAATATGTGAGTTGCATCTGGTATTTCTGTTTCATCTGCCATCTTACGAGTATGTGCTACTAAGAATACATGAACATTTAAGTCACGACAAGTTGTTGCAAGTCTATCTATAAACAATTTTTGTTTCTCATAATTGTCTTCAGATATATCACTCATCTTCATTAAACTATCTATGATAAATACTGATACACCCAATACATGCTTACCGTAAAACATTGTTGCTATCATATCGTCTGAAGTAGTACTTCCTGTTTGGTCGTACAAGTACAGTTTTTCTGCAGCACGAGAACACCATGTTGAAATGTATTCAGGTGTTGGGTCTGTAGTCTTTAAAGTTTGTTGTATCATACGAGCCAATGTTAATACAGGTCTCATTTCAAGTGATGATATAAGGCATTTAGTATCTTGACCCATAAGAGATAATACAACTTGTGATAACCACATTGACTTACCATGACCAGATACACCAGTAAGAACTGTAAGTTCAGCAGGTCTAATTCTAAAGTCTTCTTCTGTCTTTACAAAACCTAATGACTTACCTGAATGAATTTCGTCTGAAAAGTAACGTATTACATCTTCTGTAAACACATTTGTGTCCTTTACCTTGAACTCGCTTGCACCGTAACCTGCATTGTAGTAGTCAGTAATGGTTTGTTTGTTTACTGTTAAAGCATCTATGACTTCATCTAGTTTCATTTAGCATTATCCCATGCGTTTTTAATTTTAGGCGTATTGCCATCTTCCCAACGCTCCTGGTTTATAAGGACCTCTGGCGCACATACGAAACCTTCCTTCCATTGCTTAGTTTGTTTCATAGCTTTTACATATCCTATAACTTTATCAGCTATCAAGTCAAGGTTTTTTGCTTTCCACTTTTCTAGACAACCTTTTTTATTTTGTTTTCTTACACTAGGATATTCATTCCAAAATTCATCAAACCTAGCGAAGGTTTTTATTATCTTATCTTCTCTTATCTCTTCTTCTCTTATCTTATCTGTTATATAATTTGTATATACTTCCTGTATATTTTCATTTTTTATAAACCAAGTATCTAATTCTAAAAGCATTTTTTCTATAAAAGCTATAGGTTTTCTTAAACGAAATGCAATATCAAAAGCATTAGGTAAAAGTCCATTTGACTCACTTGCTAAACACCAAAGTTTAAATAAAGTAGCCTGTTTTATATCATCCATTTTCATAAAGTCAGGGTCATTTAACAAGTCACGACCATAACATTTAAACCACTTCATATCACTTTTATGCTTAAAATGCTGGAATTTGTCCCAGTTCTTAATTTTCATGTAACGTCTCCTAAAATAAACATTCTTCGAATTGTTGTAAATTTAACACTTATTTTACTTTTGGTAAAGTTAATAGTTTACAGTCAGGTCTATTCTCAAGAAAGCATAGTGCAGAAGCCTTATTACTAAAGGCTCTTAGCGGTTTTCCATCAAATTCATCTAATATTATGTATCTTAAATTTACCATAGCAAACGAACACTAACATAAATAAAATATAAAT